CGGCGGGTGTCTAAAACTGCGCACTTTCTGAACTTTTTCAGCCTCAGAAACTGTGCAGGATATTTGATGAGAATCTGCCCGTTAATCTGCTACATGGTGCGGGTACCCGGTTGCCCGCCCCCTGTGCCCGCTTACCCGCCGCCTTGTACGCGCATCGTGCGTAGGGGCGGGTACCCGCTCACCACTTCGACACGGGGCGCGGCTCGGGGCTGATCCTGCCCGGGTTGCCCACATGCCTGTTGCAGGCCCCGCAGACGGCCACCAGGTCACAGGGGCGGTCACCGTAGGCCTTACCCCTGACGTGGTGCACCTGGTCCGCCTGGCCGGTACAGACGTCCGGTACGGCCAGGGTGCAGCGCCCGGCGTTCTCGTGGAGGTTGGCGTCGAGGATCGACTTGCGCAGGATCCGCCACCGGGTGGTGGAGCCGCCCTTCCAGCTTCTACTCACATGATCAGGGTACCGGTGGCTGAGGCGGGCTGGGAGGGCTGAGCGCGGTCTTCCAAGCCTGTAACTGAGTGGCTACAGGACGGAAGTAACTCTCTCCCTCCAAGCCCCGCCTCAGCGACCTGGTTGCCGCCTGGTCGTGGACCGGACCTCAAGTGTCCGGGTCCGACCAGACCAGGTCTGACCAGGTTCTGACCAGGTGTCTGAACAGCTCTGACCTGCATGTTTACCGCTTTTGTAAGATCGCTGACCAGGTCTTGACCAGGTCCTTGACCAGCATCCCCCGACCAGGTAGGTGACCAGCGCAAGCGGATGATGGGATATCAGCCGAACGTACAGATGATCCACTGCCAGGCGTCCTGGTGCTTGCAGTCTTACGTACACCATGTATTGTCTTGTTCATGGCAAGGACCAAGAGGGTGGAGACACCGGAACACAAGAAGGCGCGTATCGAGAAGGCCCAGGCCGCCGCTTACGCCTCATACCAGCAGCGCCGCTTCGCCCGATACGTGGAGGAACTGTCGGCTGCGGGCTGGACCTGCATGCCACCGAGGGCCGTAAGCTAATGGATCTATCAATGGACTTCAACCCGGACGACTTCAACCCGGACGACTTCAACCCGGACGACTTCAACCCGGACGACTTCAACCCGGACGACTTCAACCCGGATGCCAGCAAGCGCCGGGGCGTCGGTGTGATGCCGCCAGCACCATCGGGGAGGGACCTGAGCAAGTTCTTGTACTGCCGCAGCGAACTGAAGCAGTTCGTGCGTCGCGACAGTGATACGGAAGCCGAAAAGTAGGAAAGGCCCCGGGGCCGAATCCCGGGGCCTACCACTGAAGTGTCATCAACTACGGAACAGGATACCACTGAAATGTCACGAGTGGAAATCGAGCAGTACAGGGCCGACCTGGCGCGTATCAGCGCCGAGAATGCCGAGATTCTGCCCCACCAGCCATCCCAGCCCCGTCAGTGGCAGCTTCATCTGGCCACCCTGACCGATGAGGAGCTGGCGCAGTACGAGGCGGACAGGGCACGTGTTGCCGAGCAGCGCGCCCGGAAGGACGCATGGGCAAGCCGCGTTGATGCGTCGCTGACCAGCCCTCCGAGCCCATCCGACCTGCGCGACGAGGCGATGAGCTACGCACGCGCCATGATGAGCGACTGGGGGAGCCTCCGCCTGGAAACCACCGCTGACGTGTTCAGCGCTGCTGAGGATCTGGCCAGCCGCACCAACCATGCGTATTCCGAGCTGGTTGGGCCACTGGTGTCGGTGCTCAGCACGAACGACGCATATCTCGTCCTCTCGGAGAGGAGCCCGGCACTGGTGGTGCGGGCGATGGTCGAGGAGGAAGCAACGCTCGCTGCGAACATGGAGCGTATGGAGGCTGAGTTCGACGACGAGGAGCGGCAGCTCTGCGCCGCTGAGGACGCCGCTGCCCTGCTGCCCGTCCCCCAGCCCGAGACGTACAACCCGGCGCAGTTCCTGCCACAGTTGCCCGCACGGCGCCGGCTGGCTGACTCAACGTGCGGTATCTGGGACCTGGAGGAGCGGCTGCCCACCCCCGACCCGCTCATTGAGCGGGTGCTCGGGTGCGACATGGTCGCGGTGCTCGGCGGCCAGTCCCAGACGTACAAGAGCTTCATCGCACTGGCCTGGGCCTGCCACCTGGCCACCGGAACGGCCTGGGAGGGTCATGGGGTGCCCGAGGCCCGGACGGTGCTGTACGTGGCTGCTGAGGGGCCGCGCACGGTGGTTCCGCGGGTGAAGGCGTGGCAGCGGCGCACCGGACATCAGGTGCCCAACGACCGTCTCCAGATCGTCTACACCGACGTGATGCTCATGGATGACAGCGAGCACCAGCAGCTCATCGAGCTGGCGAATCGGCACGGCGCGGGCCTTGTGATCATCGACACCCTGTCGCAGTGCGTGCCCGGCATGAAGGAGAACGACGCGGGCGAGGCCTCCCAGCTCATCGCCCGCGCCGGCGCGATCCGCGCCTCCGTCGACCGCTGCACGGTCCTGCTCGTGCACCACGCCGGAAAGGTCGACGGCTGGGACCTGCGCGGCTCCAGTGGGCTGCTCGCCAACGTCGACATGGTGTGGATGAGCGGCTTCGTCTCACCTGTCGGCGACGACGGGGCGGGGATGGACGTGCAGCGGGCGCTGCGGCAGATCAAGAACAAGGACGGCGAGTACCACCCACAGATCCAGCTGCGCCTCGAACCGGACAGCAGCGTCGGTGGCGCCAGCATCACCGAGGGTAAGGCGGACGAGGCTCCCGGCGGCACCACGCCGCTGTGGCTCGGTGCGAGGGCTGTCGCTGAGCGTCTCGACGGGCTTGGCTTGCCGCGTGACGCGGGCCGTGACCGGTGCTATGACGCGCTGGAGCGGGCGGGGATGAAGGGCAATCAGCGCAGCCTGAAGGAGGCAGTGCGGATGCGTAAGGAGGCTGGCAGCGGGCCTCTGCCGGAGGTGCCGGCGATCTGACCGGCTGCTGGTCGAGCCCCTGGGGTCTGATCCTCGGGGGCTCGACTGTTTCTGCCGTTCCCAGCCTGTTTCGGGCGCCCCCCCCGTGAGGCTATGATCATCACATGATCACGAATAGGCCGGTGGTATTCCGGCCAGGAACCCCCGAGCGGGCATCGCTCGCCGCGGAACTCGCGGACATGTACACGGGTGGATCAACCCTCCGGGACATCACCCACGCCACCGGTCGCTCCTTCGGCTCGGTGCGTAACCTGATCCTGGAGAGCGGAGCCTCCCTGCGGCCCCGTGGCGGCTACGGGCGCCGGGGGGTGACCAGGTGATGGACACCTACGAGATCTCCGCCTACGGGGACGACGAGCGTACATTCCTACACCCCGACGGCACCACCACGCATGAACCCTGGCAGGATCCCAGCCCAGTAACCGTCACTGACGCGCAGCGGGCGGAGCTGAACGCCAGCGAGGCACTGAGGCGGGCGACGAGGGGCTGGGATGATGTCGTGTCGGCCGTCGCAGGCTTCAGTCGCGCACGGCGACTCATCGAGATCGGATCCAGGTAGACACCAGACACCGAACCGCCCCGGGAGCGAGTCAGCCGGGGCGGTTCGGTGTCTGTGGGGCTACAGCGCCACCCGGAAACTTCCCGTGATGCGCAGCCAGTCACCTGTGGTCCAGGACGAGGAGAGTCCGGCGTGGCCGATGTTGCCTCCGCCGCCGTCGTACCAGCCCGACAGGTGTGTCGTGTCGACATAGCTGGTCGCACCGACCCGGAGGGCCACGCCGGACTCGTTGATGGTCATGTGGAATGATCCACCCTCCGCTGTGGACGCGGCGAAGGGCAGCAGGAACCGGTAGGCGCCCGATCCGGCGCTGAACCCGCCGCCGGTGTCGATGAGCAGGTGGTACTGGAAGTCGCAGATGTCGCTGCCTGTCGGCTTCCGGTACACGCCGGTGCACGTGGAGCTACCCAGTGTCGGGTTGGTGGTCGCCGCGGTGAGCAGGGTGGTTGATGTCCCGTACGACGTCCACCCTGGCGCGGTCAGTGAGTCGACCTGCGTGACGATGGTCTGGAGTTGTGCGGCCGTGAGCCGCTGGCCGGCAGCGAAGGTGATGAGAGCCATGATCCCCTCCTACAGGGCCAGGATGAACGGATCGGCGACGTGCACCTCGGCGCCGGTGGCGTGGGTCTTGACGACGCCGTTGACGGACCTGGTGACGTACAGGGTCTGGGTGCGGGACGGGACGGAGCCGGACACGGCGCTCACAGCGGTCACGGTCATGCGTTCCCCGCCGATAAGGATGTCGTAGTTGCCGCTGGCGTACGTCCAGGCGCACGCGTCGGTGATCAGGATGTCGATCCCGGTCTCCGTGGCGTTCAGATCCTCGTTGATCGTGGTCGCGTCGCAGTCGAGGAAACCAGCCTGGCCAGCGGTGCCGAGGAGTCCGACGTCGTACGGCTTGGCCGACACCGTCAGGAGCGTGAGCGTCCGCCGGTGGGTGTTGATCGTCTCCTCCATGCCTACGATGACCAGCCGCGGAGTCTCCGGATCATCGTAGGCTGGGACGCCGTCGAGCTGGACCACATCACCGATCTCGACGCCGGTCACGTCGATGCCGGTGTTGGCGTCCAGATCAACGATGATTTTCGCGTACTGGACGCCGCCCACCGTGCTGAGGGCGACCAGCCAGGATGCATAGTCACCGAGCACAGCATCCGTTGACGGGTTGACGTCGACCTGGGCCGGATGCCTGCCGACACCGAGTGGCGGCGCCTGGACGCTCATGGCCCCGGAGGCCAGTTCGCGACGCGTGCTCGATCCCAGCTTGCGGTTGGCTGTGACGTCGTTCCGGACGGTCCTGTCGCCGATCAGCGGCTCAAGCTGCGGAATGTCCGTGTCGACGTCTATCACGAGCGCGGCTGCCTGCCGGTACATCGAGCCGAGGCAACGCATGGTCAGTTCCCCGCCGGACGACTCGTATGCGAGTCCGCCATCGGTGACAACGCAGTCGTACAGCACGTCAAGCAGGGTTCCGGACGGCTGTGGGCCCATCGGCTTCGAGTCGGTTGCCACGGTCCCGACCACAGTAGCTGTCACTCCGTTTTCTGCGGCTACGCGCACGAAGCGATCGGCTGCCAGCTCCCCGGGGTATCCGAAGCTTGCGTCTGACGTATCGTCGATGGACACGCCTTGATATACGGCAACGTGCCCAACAGACGCTGACTTCATGTACGTGCTCGAACAGTTCAGCAGGGTTATCTGCTCGATCCTGGCGCTGGTCATGCTGGCGCTAGATCCGCTCAGATACTCGGACCCGTCGACGGTGATTGACGCATACATGCTGCCGACATAATTCTCACTGTCGATACGTATGTGGTGCCACTGCCCATCGACGATGTTAATTGGAACCTGGAGCGAGATGGACGCGTCCGCGTCGTACGCAACAAGCTCCACAAGATAGTTTGACGTGGTTGAGTCTCCATACACGTCAAAGATCCAGCTGTTGTTCTCATCGCTCCAGATGAAGGCCGTATATGACCACGACGTAGCCCCGTCCGGCTTCGTCGCGTTAATGACGAAATCCATAGTCCAGTTTGACGTACTGTCGCCACTGACGATTGTAGTCAGGGCCGGTACGCCAGTTGAAACGTCCTGGACCATTTCCGGCAGTAGTTCGCGAGCACCGTACGGTCCGGTTACCTTGCTGAATTCCATCGACCCGATCAGCGGGAACCCTGGCTCCCCAGCGGACGATGATCCTCCGATGTCAGTCTGCGGACCATCGGTGAGTGGCCAATACGCGATGGGATCGAGTGACATCATCGTCGACTTCAGTGCTGAGAAGACCGGCTGCGATCCGAGCCCGAGGCGCCGCAGAATCCCGCCACCAGTGAGCGTCATTCTCATTGGGCCGCTAGTCTCCCGGCGGGGCCTCCATTCTGACGCTTCACCAGTCCATCTGACGTCACTGTCGACGCTGACCCTCATCGGCATTGCCAGCGACGTGAGGCCATACAGGGACGACATCGGGTTCTCGGGGTTGTACTTGCCGCTCGTGTTCTTCAGTGACAAGTTGGTAGTACCAGGATCGAACTTGCGTGTCAACGAAGCTGCATACCTACTCGTCGACACGACAATGTCCGTGTACAGCTCCTCAGCGGCCGTAACGTCGTGCCAGGCGCCCGAGTAGTACAGCTCAGCCACCACCGCGTGTTTCGTCACAGCGCACTCCCCCCAGCGGCGAGCTGAACATCCCCGCCACGGATCCCGACAGCGTCACGCAGCAGCGCAAGCACGAGATCAGCGGCGCTACCCCCGTCACTGGACAGAACCAGCCGCACGTCACCACCGGAGCCGTTGGCGCGGCTGGACGGCAGCACCCGCTCCCCGGCCTGGAGTACGGCCAGCATCTCTGAGCCCGGGACACCCGGAACGGTGCCGCCGGTATGGAACGTGGGGAGTCGGGGCGCGGAGATGCTGTTGCCACCCATGCCGGGCACCCAGCCGGGCACCGACCACGACAGCCGCCCCACGGTGTTGTTCCAGGCGTTGGAGACGGCGTTGAAGCCGGCTCGGAAAGGGGCGCTGATGATGCCCGCGAGGCTGCCGAACGCCGAGCGGAGCATCCCGGGGATGTTCGACACCCAGCCGATCATGGCCTTGCCTGCGTTCCACGCCATGCTGTAGCCGCCGACGATCCAGTCGACGGCGAACTGGAATGTTGCCTTGATGGCGTTCCAGCTGTACTCCCATGCCGTCTGGAACCAGGTCGTCTTCGTGGCGATCAGTATCACGGCGCCGACCAGGGCGGCGATGGCGAGGATGATCAGCCCGATGGGGTTGGCGCTCAAGGCTACGTTGAGCAGCCACTGCGCGGCCGTCCACACGCCGGTAGCGATCGCTGAGGCGCCCATGGCCACCTTGGAGACAGCGGTCGCCGCCGCAGACCGTATCGCCGACAGACTGACGGCGTCGTTGGCCAGCTGGAGCAGGCTCAGCACCCCGACAGCGCTCATAATGAGCGGCGTGAACGCCTCCATATCCTTGCCGAACTTGACGATCCCGGTGGCTGGCTTCGCTGCCTTCTGCGCCTCGGCCAGGTCGAGCTGGGCGGCCTTGGCGCTGATGGTCGCCTGCTCCATGTCCCTGGCAGCCTGACCCGTGTCGGTGTGTGCCTGGGTGACATCGTTCGACGCCTGCTCGGCGTCGATGTTGGATTGCTCAAGGTCAGCGTTCGCCTGGGCGAGGTCAGCGTTCGCCTGGGCGAGCTCGTTTGACGCACGCCTAGCCTCGGAGCTGCCACTCCCGTACCTGCTGACTGCCTCGTTGTATCTGTTCTGCGCCTCCTCGGCGTCCAGCGTGGCCGCCTGCGCGTCAATCGCGGCCTGCCCGGCGTCAAGGACGGCCTGCTTCGAGTCCTGGACAGCCTGCTTCGCGTCGGTAAATGACTGGTTGAGATCGTTCTGAGCCTGCTCAAGGTCGCCAATGGCCTGCGCCGCGTCAGCGCCAGCCTGTTTGACGCCCAGTAGCGCCCGGGCCTGCTCGGCGGCAAGTCGATCCCCGCGGTGCATGAAGTCGTTGACGGAACTGATCGATCCACCGACCTGATCAAACGCGTCAGCGACCGATCCGGATGTGCCGACCACCTTCCCGAGCGACCCGTCGAGCGCGCCAGCATCCCTACCGGCCCGGAGCATGTCGTCTCCAGCGGATCCGACGCCACTCCCCATGCTCGTCGCCGCCGCAGTCACGCGGGCCATGGCCTTCTCCGCCGCCGCGGAGTCACCGGCGAAGGTGAGGGTGATCTGGTTTCCGGCCATCAGCTCGACTCCAGTCCCGAGTCCTGGATAACCCTTTCCAGCGCCTTCGCCAGCACCTGCTCGAACTCGGAGCGGTGCGCGCGGAACGCTGGATAGACGTACCGACCATCGGCGATGAACGGCCTACGCGCCGTGTTGTTCCTCCCGACCCGGCCCCCGTAGTCGAGCCACGGGAAGTACGGCGCCCTCTTCCCTCCGGCGGTGACCCGGGTTGCGGTGCGGGTGCTGGCGGCTCGGATGGACGCGGCGGCCCGCCCGGTCCTGCGCGGCACACCGGCGCGCGCCGCGTCCACCACGATCCGCGCCGCTTCGTTCCCAGCCAGCCGCAACGCCTTCGGTGCATCGGCGCTGAGAGACCTCAGAGACCGGTTGAGCTGCGCAAGGCCCTCGATACGTACCGCGTCGATCAGTGGCATGTCACCCTCCCGACTTCAGCCTTGCCAGCTCCTCGCGCTGGGCTTTCCTGGCGTAGAAGATAGACCAGTGCAGAAACTCGTCAGAGGACATCACTTGGCGCATCTGGTCCACTGTCATCGACAGCTTCTGCGCCAGGAAGAACTCGAATTCCAGCGTCGGATTCTCCTGGAACGCTTTTGTACGCCTCCTTGTCGGAACCCTCGCGCAACCCGGAGAGTTCCGAGATGCGACGGGCTACGGGCTCGATCTCCCCGGCTGGGGAGGCCTTCTGCCACAGTGAGACGTCTTCGATGGTGAGCATCGGGTCGACCATGCCGAAGTGCAGCATGTGCTGCTCCATGACGACGGTTCCCCCCTTGTTCTGGCTCACGCGCTGCGAAACCATCAGCTCGTACCTGGACAGGCCGCGAACCCGCACAGTTCCAACGTCCGGAATCTCGACGTCGTCTTCTTCCAGGCGTGGCTTGAGCAGTGCGGCCCTGTCCATGACGTACTCCCTCGATCAGGCGGTCTGCGCGGTGCTGTCGACCGCACCGGAAACGGTGAAGTCGCATGACCAGGTGATCATACCGGCCACCGGGTTGGTCTCGACATACTTCTCCACCAAACCGTTGAAGCTGTCCTGGGGCAGCCCGACACCGGCGCCCTCCGGCTGCCTGATGATGGCGACGACGGTTCCGATCAGGGACAGGAGCTTCGCCCGTGGCCCTGAGGTCGTCGACTCGTACGTGCCTCCCATGGTGAACGAGCCGGACTTCAGGCCACCGTCGTACACGTAGTCGTCGGCGCCGTAGTGGGTGATGTCGTGCTTGTCGGCACCACGGGTGATCTCCGAGGTGTTGGTGTAGGTGGACAGGTTGAACGTCGCCACTTTGACGACGGTGTCCCTGCCGTGCTTGAACGCCATGGCCGAGCCTCCTTACGCTGACGCGCCGATGATCACTACGTCGTAGGTGACGCCAGTGGTCCCGGCCGAGTTGGTGATGGTCAGAAGGTCCCCAGTGCCGGCCGTGACCGCGATACCCACCGCGTTCGGAGAGATCCAGTGGAACGCTCCACCTGGCATGACCGGGACCCCGTCGCCGGCGGCGAGGAACAAGGGCACACCATTGCTGGCCGGGCGGGTCACGTTGACGTTGTTGGTGTTGCCGCTGGACGCCAGAATCCAGACTTCCTTGATCCGGGCGAAGGTCAGCGTTGCGCCGAACTTGTCCGTGAGGCTCCCAGCCAGGTCGAGATCCTCCGTCGCTGAGGCTGCCAGGGTGCGGCGGTCGTGGAACATCAGGTCAGCCTGGTTCGCGCCGACGCCGCTGGTCAGGTCGTACCTGCTGGTGTACGACAGCGGGTCGGACGGTGTCGATAGGTCGGCCGTCGCCGTCGCCGTGGCTTGGATTGTTGTCGTAATGGTCGCGGTGAGCGCCATCTCAGCCTCCCTGGCCGGTGATCTCGCAGGAGAAGATGACCGCGAGGTACTTCGTCGCGGCCAGCTCGTACACGTCGGTCTCCGGGTCGGAGACGGTGATGGAGTCGAACACGGTCGCCTGCCCCGACTCCAGGGCGCGCTTGATGCCGCTGGCGCCGGTGGCGTGCAGGTAGCCCGACAGCTTGGTCCTGGTGGAGCGGTCTGACGGCTTCCCGACCAGCACGACGACGGGAATGGTCATCTGCTCCATGCCGCCGCCGTACGTCCCGTTGTAGGAGTACGTCTCCGGGTAGGCCACGATCGCCGCTGGCGGCACCGCGGTGCCGACCGGCCATCCGTGCACCCGGAGGTCGGGTACGGCCTGGAGGCGGGTTGCCAGCTCATCCATGACGTCTTCGAGGATCATGCGACTGCCCATGCCCTTACGTAGTCACCCAATGACACCCTGACATCCGGATCGACGGTGGCCTGGAGCCTCATCTCCGAGCCGTCAGCCGGCGAACCAGCCACCCCGTACGGGGAATCACGCCGGGCGAGGAACCTGGAGCCCTGGAGCAGCGCGGCCTGAGTCACGGCGGCTGGGACGGACGGCCAACCGAACAACGCCGTCACACCGACCTCGTACTCGTCCCCGGAGCACGACACCGAGGTCCCGAAGGCCAGCCGCTCCCACACCTTGCCCTTCGCGACGCCCTGTACCGGCTCCTTGACGAAGTCGGTCACAGCCACCCCGGCAATCTTGACGATGAGTCCGGCGGTGGTGGCGAAGTCGTCGACCACCACCAGCCAGCGCCCACGGTGCCGGTCGTACTCCGGCGTATACAGCCATTCCGTCGCTGCGGCCAGGACACCGAACTGCCGCCCACACGCCTTATTGATCGCCTTCGACGCAGCCGTGACCGCAAGGGCGACCTCAACGTCATCGAGCAGGTCACCCGTCTCGATGCGAACGTAGTGCTTCAGCTCAGCTGAAGTGCAGTAGTCCGGTGCCCAGGCCATTTCCCAGCCTCCTTACGCGTTGCTGGGAACAGCGAGAACGGTGCAGTGGGTCACGAACGTGTCGGTGGCCCCGCTGCTGGTGACGGCGACACGCAGCCACGGCCGGCCCGCCTGAAGCTTCACCGCGAACACCGAATAGGCGTCACCGGTGGTGGCCGCGAGCGCGTCAGCGATCGCCGACGTGACCGCGGTGGCCGGGGTCCCGATGCTGCCACTGGAGTCGTCCGCGTCCTGGATGACCCAGGTCAGATTGTCCGTGGTGCCGGCCGTGGAGGCGGTCAGGACGACGAGGATACGGTCCCCGGCGTCGTAGTTCGCAGCCGCAGCGAGGTTGATGTCGTTGGGCGTGCCGAAATCGAAGGCCGTGGTGGTGGCCGTGGCAATGGTGACCTTCGAGGTGGCCACAACTTCGGCCCCTGCGAGGTCCCAGCGGATGTTGGTGCTCATTCCACGCTCCGATCAGGTGTTGTTCTGAAGGATGATCATGGCGTTGCGGTTCTGGATGTTGCCATCCGCCCGCTCCCACGCCGTGAACTCGACCTCGCCGTACTGGGCCCTGCTGTAGGGGTTGACCACCACGACCAGGTTGGACACACGCCGGATGACGTACGCCTCCTTCAGGTCCCCGTAGACGATCGGGAACGTGTCCGCTGCGCTGGACAGGACCGGCATGGCCTGGTCGATGACCACCCGGCTGCCCAGGAGGCGCTTCTCCGGCTTGCCGCTGATGCCCTCGGTCGACTCCTGGATGATGGGCCGGCCGGCAAGGTCGACGATGAGCCGAAGCTGTGACCAGGTGTTCTTCCTCATCACCCAGACGGCGTTCTGCTCGTAGTAATCGTCAAGGAGGTCCTGGGTCTCGACCAGGTCCTCGTAGTCAGGGGTGTCGGCCGTGTCCAGGTCGCGGTCAGCGGTCAGCGTCGCACGCACCAGGCCGCCGGGCTGCTTCACTCCGGTTCCCGTTGCCCAGTGCACAGCCTGCTTGCGGGCGATGCGCTCACCGAGCTTGCGACTCACCAGGGCCTGGACGTCGAACGCCGCGTCCTGGAGCAGCTCGACCGGAACCCGCAGCGGCAGGTCGCTGGCACCGGAGCTGGTGTACTTGTGCGCCCCGAGGTCAACCTTGCCGAATGCCAGGTCAGCACCACCAGTTGCGGCACCCGACTCGTCGGTGATGGTTCCCGAGTTGGCAGTGTCGTCCAGGGTCGGGTACTCGATGCTGTTTCCGTCGGAGGTGTTGAAGCTCTCCACCTCGGCCGCGATCCCACCGAACGAGACCATGCGGTCGACCAGCTTCTTCCGGAAGCCGGCCGGGACCATGTACCCGCCGCCGCCTCCGGTGCCCTCGCCCTGGGCGCGGAGCTCGGCGATGTCCTGGTTTGCCTGGCCGGTGCGCAGGTACGCATCGTAGGCCCGCTCAAGGGTGTCCTTGGACGTCTTGGCCGGGGCGACCACGCCATAGTTCATCGGGGTCATGTACGCGTTCTGCCGCGAACGGATCTCGGCACTGCGGCGGGCGACGGTGAGCTGCGACTCCAGCTGCTCGTACCGGCGAGCCTCGTCCTCGGTGAGGTCGCGGGGCTCCCCGGCGTCGCCGGTGGCGTTGTCGATGATCGCCTGAAGTGCGGCGATGATCTCTTCGATGGTCACTTCTTCACCTCTCCAGGTGTACGCGGGCGCGGGCCCGGATGAGCTGGCTACGCCGACGGCTGACGGCGAGCAGGCGGGACCGCGCCTCAGTGGTGGCCCCCGAGTAGGCGGGGAATGTCACCGGCGAGACGTCGATCAGTTCACGCACCTCGGTATGCGTGGTGGTGTCGGTGGACCTGTCGTAGTCGACCAGGCCCGGGATGAAGGCGAACGACGCTCCGTCGATGTCCCCCCGCTCGACCAGCTCCCGCAGGTCGCGGGCGTAGGTGGTGTCCGGAAGATCCACTTCGTACTCCAGGCCGCGTGAATCGACCCTCAGCCGGAGCGTGCCGGCCTTCTGGCGGCCGAGGACATGCAGTGGGCTGTGGTTGTACAGCGAGCGCACGTCGCTGTCCTCCAGGGCCCTGTCGAGGCTCCCCGGGGCCATCCGCTCCCCGCGGCCGTCCCCGAGGGTGGTGACCTCGCCGAAGACCGCCGCATATCCTCCCAGCCGGTTTCCCCGTAACTCGGGCTTGGATCGGAACTCGATGCGAGTTACGGAATCACGGAATGTATTGGAGTTTCGCGAAACGTAACTCACGGGATCACCTCGGGTGCAGGTTCCAGCGCTGCCAGTAGTGGCACGCCCTTGACACGGATGATGTCCCCGCCGGGCACGGGCGGCAGGTTCCGGATGGCGCGCGCCTCGTTGACGGTCAGCAGACCGCCATCCACCTGCTTGTTGAGCAGGTCGACCTCAGCCTCCGGGGACGGGCGCTCCAGCCCCGAGAAGTCGAACTCGACGAACCTGTCGGAGCGCAGCAGCCGCGAGAGCCGCTGCTCGACCAGCGCGGCCCACGGCGCCAGGACCGTGCGGCCCATGCCGCGGTTGGACTCGGCGACGCCGGTTCCCCAGCTGGTCTGCTTCTCCGTCTGCATGAGCAGGTGCGGCGGGACCCCGGTCCAGCGGCTGATCTCCTCGACCTGGAACGCCCGGCTCTGGAGGAACTGCGCGTCCTCCGCCGACATGGTCCACGGGGTGAACTTCAGGCGCCGGTTGACGAACCGGATGCCGGAGGCGTTCTCCCAGCCAGCGACCTTGCGCTGCAACGCATCGTTGATCGTCGCCTGATCCTCGGTTTCGACGTCGTCACCCTCCGGGGTGACGAGTCCGCTGATCAGGGCGCCGTTATTGAACATGTTCGCGGCGGCCCGGTCCCCGGCGATCGCCGTTCCGAGCGAGTTGCGGGCCAGGCTGATCAGCGACAGGCCCATGACGCCGTCGGTACCCATTCCGGGAATATGGGTAAGCGTCGAACCGTCGTGGGTCTGCATGCTGCCGTCGAGCATCGTGATCGTGAAGAGTTTCCCCCCGACAACCGGGCGGGTGCTCTTCGGCCAGTACCTCATCAGCTCGGTACGCACACACAGTGGATGCACCGGAACGAGGGCGATCATCTGGCCGGCGCCGCCGCGAACGTGCAGCAGGAACGCGTTCCCGTGCAGGATCAGGTGGACGAGCACATCCCGCTTCCACTCGAACGGAGTTGGTCCGTCGGGACCGCCCGGCGCGTCCAGGAAGCTCTTGACCCTCTCGCGCTGCCCGACGGCCGGCTCCATGAGCGACCGCATCGGCAACTGAGCCAGGGTGCCGCTGATCAGCGACACGGCTCGAAAGAAGGCGGAGATGCCCAGTGCGGCCTGCTCGTCGACCTCGACGCCGGAGTAGTTGGGGCTGCTGAATCCGAGCAGGGTGGCGAGAGCCGGGTCGGAGATGGATCTGAGCGACCTCTGCTCGACCTTCCCCTGTCCCCGCTGCTTCCACGGCCACTGAAACATCACGACACGATCATACTTTGGAACCGTTCCAAAGTATGGTGGACGCGTGAGGAATCTTGACGGACCGCTGGAACAGACGGTCATCGAAGCGGTCAAGGGGATCAGCTCCGGCGACCAGGACGAGGCGACGATCCACCTGGCCGTCACGTACGCCAGGCTCATCGACTCGGACCCGGACCACGCGGCCAAGGTCGGGCCGATGCTGCTGGCGGCGCTGGAGGCGCTCCTCATGACGCCAAGGGCGCGGGCATCCGTCGCGAAGGGGGTAAACAGTGACAAGCGCAAACCCGTATCCCCGCTCGACGAACTCCGGGCCAGGAGGGCAGCCCGCGCAGGTTGAGGTCAAAGGATCCCCGACTCCGCGCCTGTGGACCCCACCGCTACGTGAGCTGACACCGGAGACCAGCTACGGGTTCGATGTTGTCGACTTCGCCCGTGACGTGCTGATGATGCCGCTCGACCCGTGGCAGGAGTGGCTGGTCATCCACCTCGGCGAGCTGCTGCCGGACGGCCGGCCCCGGTTTCGCACCGTCCTCATCCTCGTTGCGCGGCAGCAGGGCAAGAGCCACCTCGCCCGCGTCCTCACCCTGTTCTGGCTGTTCATCGACCAGGTGAAGCTCGTCCTTGGCCTCAACGCGACACTGGGGTACGCGCGGGAGCAGTGGGCGATGGTCTGCGAGACGGCCACCGGGAACGAGTGGCTGGCCACCGAGCTGCCCACCAACGCCATCCGCCACACCACCGGCGAGGAGTGCCTGACAACAACGGAGGGCAGCAGGTACAAGATCGCGGCCAGCAACCGGAAGGCTGGGAGGAGCCTGACCATCGACCGGGTCCTGGCCGACGAGCTACGGGAGCAGAAGACCTGGGACGCGTGGAACGCCGCCGAGAACGCGATGAACGCGATGCGTGACGCACAACTGGTGGCCATCACCAACCAGGGGGACGACGCGTCCATCGTCCTCGACGCGCTCCGCACCCCGGCCATCATGTACATCGAGACCGGGGTCGGCGACTCGCGGCTCGGGCTGTTCGAGTGGTCGGCTCCACCGGGAAGCGACCCGTGCGACCTCCAGGCCCTCGCCCAGTCCTGCCCTGACCTCGGTAACCGCACCGACCCTGACGCGCTGCTGGGAAAGGCTCAGCGGGCGAAGCGGGCCGGCGGCGCCGAGCTGGCAAGCTTCCGCACCGAGGTCATGTGTATGCGGGTCGCGCTCCTCGACCCGGCGATCGACCCGGACCGGTGGAAGATGTGCGTCACCAGCGAGCCGCTGGACCTGGCCACGGTGCGCAACCGGGTCGCCCTGTGTCTCGACGTCAGCCTGGACGGGTCGCATGCGTCGCTCGTCGCGGCGGCCCTGATAGACGGTGTCGTGCACCTCGACGTCGCGAAGGCGTGGAGCGGGTACGGCTGCACGAAAGCTGTGCGCGCCGAGCTGCCCGCCATCGTCGCGAAGATCCAGCCGCGGGTGCTGGGATGGTTCCCGAACGGGCCGGCGGCGATCCTGACCGCGGACATGGTCAAGCGGCGTGACCGCAACTGGCCGCCGCGCAGGGTGAAGGTCGAGGAGCTGACCACCGAGATGACCGCGGTGTGCATGTCCCTCCCCGCCCTCGTGCAGGGGCGCGAGGTGCAGCACTCCGATGATCCGATGCTCAACGCCCATGCCGGGTCGGCGCAGAAGCTGATGCGTTCCAACGGGACGTGGGTGTATCAGCGGGCTGGCACCGGCCCGATCGACGGGGTGTATGCGATGGCGGGTGCCGCGCATCTTGCCCGCACCCTGCCGCCTGAGCCTGCCCCGCTGGTGGTGCTCTGAGCTGGAGCCGTCGGGCCAACCCGACCCTGGCCCCCGGGAGGCTCGGGGGACTCCAGCTGCCTCCTGTGCGCGGGTACCTGCCTGCTTACGCTGGCCCGTGTGCCCGACAACGAGCGGGTACCCGCTTACCGCACCATCAGCAGGATACCCCGCCCAGCGACTGCCCGGGTACCCGCAGGCTGCTACCCGCTACCGTGAGTCAGCTACCCGCTACCATCTGGGTCATGCCTCTGACCTGGGCAAACTCGTTACGCACAAAAAAAACAC